TTAAACGAGTTGCGTGAAGAATACATGCACAACGTGATGGAAGAGGCGAAGTTCAAAGTCAAGCAGATGGAAAACAAAATGGAGGATCAGCTCATTGAGGGCGGGTTCATCACGGCGTTTGATGCATTTATTGACGACATCACAACATTCCCATGTGCATTCTTAAAAGGTCCTATCGTTCGTCGCAAGCCGAGAATGAAATGGAACCAGAGTGCACAGGCAGGTTATCAGCTTGAGATTGTGGACGATCTCGTACTTGAGTGGGAGCGCATTGACCCATTTATGATTTATCCGTCCCCTGCATCGACAGGGATTAATGATGGTTATCTGATTGAGCGTCACAAGCTGCGTCAGACTGACCTTGAAGAAATGATTGGAGTAGAAGGATATGATGACGAAGCTATTAGACAAGTTATTGAAGCTTATGGCCGCGGTGGTCTCCAAGAGTGGCTCATTGTTGACTCGACTAAAGCGCAAGCCGAAGGAAGATCAACCTCCGCAGTAATGCAAAACAGCGAGCATTTGATCGACGCTATCCAGTTTTGGGGTATGGTGTCTGGTCAGATGTTACGCGACTGGGGTTTGTCAGACGAAGAAGTGCCTGACATTACAAAGCAGTATCCTTGTGAAGCGTGGCTTATTGGCTCGTACGTTATCAAGGCATCACTGAACTATCACCCACTGGGTCAGAAGCCTTACTACAAAGCATCGTACGAAGGCGTCCCCGGCACGTTTTGGGGCAACAGTACGTATGACTTGATCAAGGACTGCCAAGACATGTGTAACAGCGCAACTCGCGCTTTAGCTAACAACATGGGTATTGCCTCTGGACCACAGGTGTGGGTCAACGTTGACCGAACACCTCAGGGCGAAGATATCACGCAGATGTATCCATGGAAGATTCATCAAGTCACAAGCGATCCTATGGGTTCGTCGGCTGCGCCAATTGGTTTCTTCCAGCCAAACTCAAATGCGCAAGAGCTTATGGCTGTGTATGAGAAGTTCTCTATTTTGGCGGACGAGTATTCAGGCATTCCACGTTACATGACAGGCTCAAGCCCCACGGGCGGCGCGGGTCGCACGGCATCTGGTATGTCCATGCTGATGAGCAATGCAAACAAGTCCATGAAGCAGGTTGTTGCCAATATTGACAACAGCGTGATGACTCCGCTGCTAGAGCGCTTGTATTTCTACAACATGAAGTACAGCGAAGACAACGAACTCAAAGGCGACGTGACCATTGTGGCTCGCGGCTCAAATAGCATCGTGGCCAAAGAGACTGCACAGGTTCGTCGTAACGAATTCTTGCAGGCAACAGCAAATCCGATCGATATGCAGATTATGGGTATCGACGGCCGCGCTACTCTGTTACGCGAAACTGCAAAGCAGTTGGATGTAAACCCCGACGACGTTGTGCCCCCACGTGAAAAGTTCCGTGTTGCACAACAGATTGCACAAATGATGCAAGCTGGTCAGCCACCACAGCAAATGCCCGGACCCGGAGCTCCTGCGGGAAGTCCCGTTCAGAACCAGCAAATGTTGAGTAATGGCGCACCAATTACAGATAATTTTTAAATTCTCTTGACACCGGGGTTTACCCCATGATACAAACCACACAGTAAAAGGACTGATCATGAAATCTAAAATGATGAAGCGCTATGAAGACGGTGGCATACTGGAAGCCGCAAACCAGTCAGAAGACTCGCAAGATATTGCGCGTTCTATGAGTGCTGGCGAACGAAACACTGATGAGCCTGAGTACAAGTCTTTTAAAGAAGCCTATAACTCTGAGAAAAAACTTGGCAAAAAGACTTTTGAGTACATGGGCAAGAAGCACACTATTGATACAGTTGCACCTCGCAAAGAAGCTGCTAAATCTGCAGAACCTGCACCAAAAGCCAAATCCATGCCTGCTCCAAAAGCAGCCGCTTCTACTGACGACACCAAAATGTCTGTAGCTGAGCGCGCAAAGATGAGTCGTGAACGTGCTAGAGCAGGTAGCGGCGAAACTGACACTCGTGATGTTAACGAGCGCCTTCGTTCTACTGGCATTGGCCCCGCTATTTCTAATTATTTTGGCAATCTTACCTCTACGTCTCGTTATATGAATAAGAAAATGAACATGGGCGGAGCTGTTGCTTACGCTAACGGCGGTGTTGTTAAACGCGCTGTTGTAAAGTCACACGGAAAGGCTTGCTAAATGAACAATAAACCTATGATGTCGGGCTACGCCAAAGGCGGTTTAGCCATGGTAAAAAAAGGCGGGAAAATGGTTCCTGCTTTTGCAGCCGACGGTAAAGGCAAAATGAAAAACGGCGGAGCTGTTAAGAAAGCCATGGGCGGTACTGTAAAACGCCCAGCAGCGATGCCAAAAGGCAAATAAATTGTTAATTAAACCTGACGCTCGACAATTTCAAGCGTTGGCTAGGATTGCTAAGTCGGACGATGGAGAGGTTTTGATGAAATTACTCGAAACCGAACTCGAAAAGCTGACAAATAATTTGCTGGATACGTCCGGCGATAACACCCCTAGAGTCCAAGGGATGGCGCGAGAGTGTAAAGACATTCTCACGTTGCTTCAGGTATCCCCTGAGTTGGCAGAAAAGACACGGTAAGCCTACGGGGGAAGCCTCCGGCAAGTCGTTTTGTAAAAACACGCCCAAGTTCTGTGGTGGAACCGGCATAAGGAGTATTTATGGCATTGCCAAAACAGGTACAAGCTCAAGTGCACGTTGCAGAAGAGTACGACAAGCAGGTTGCTGCAGCCCAACAGGCCGTAGAACCCAAGCCCGAAGACGAACAACAACAGAGTTCTGAGCCAGAACCAGAAAAGCAAAGTCAGGAACCAGTCTCCGTTGAGACACCGAAATCTACTGAAGAAGACGCGACATGGAAGCAACGCTACCTGTCACTTCAAGGCCAGTACAACAGCCAAGTGCCAACCCTGCAACAGCAAGTGAGGCAACTGACCGATTCGATGGATCAATTACAGGTAAAACTTAAGGAACAGAAGGCCGAACCGCAATCTGAACCTGAGCCGAGCCAACTGGTTACAAACAAAGACGTGGAAGCATTTGGTGAGGACTTGGTAGACCTAGCCCGCCGCATTGCCAAAGAAGAATTTGGTAGGCGCGAGTCAAAGTACATCAAGCAAATCGAGGCACTGGAAGGCCAGTTGACCAAAGCTGAAGGCCAAGTCGGTGAAGTTGTTCAGTCTCAAGCAAAGACAGCGCAGGATCGATTCTTTGAGAATCTCAATTCAACGTTGCCAAGCTGGGAGGCGATTCAAGCAACAGATGATTGTCAGACATGGTTAGCAACCCGCATCCCGGGTTCCCAAGCTACATGGAACGACGCTCTTCTGAACGCAGCAAATCGTCAGGACGTATCCGCCGTCAAGGAAGTGTTTGATACATTCTTCGAGAAGTATCCAGCGCAGGACCCTTCAGCTCGAAAGCAACAGCAATCCAATGCACGCCAAGAGCTAAACCGTCAGGTTGCACCGGGGAAGTCGACAGCTTCTAACCCTAGTTCGCAAACAGGCCGAGTCTATACAAGCGCTGATTACATCGCTGAAAGCAATAGGATCGTCAGGTTATCGCAGCAGGGAAAGCACGATCAAGCGATGCAGCTACAAACAGAGTTAGATGCTGCCCAAACAGAAGGACGTATTCGTCCATAACTGTAACGGCGGCGTGTTTTGACAAACCGATTTTTATTTGGAGAACTAAATGTCTACAGTAACCGCAGCCGCCGGCTATGCCGTAACCGCACCCTTTAACACAACCCCTTCGTACTCCGGTACGTTCATCCCCGCAATCTGGTCTAGCAAACTGAACGTTAAGTTCTACGCTAACACCACATTCGGTGATGTTTCCAATACTTCTTGGGAAGGCGACATCAAGAACATGGGCGATAAAGTTGTCATCAACAACATCCCCTCTATCACCATCAGTACTTACACTGTTGGCGCTAGCTTGAGCTACGAAGCCCCAACTCCTAACACAATTGAGTTGAACATCGACAAAGGCTTTTACTTTGGCGTGAACGTTTCTGACGTTCTCGAGTACCAATCTCAGCCTAACTTGATGGACATGTTTACGACTGACGCTGCCAACCAGATGAAAATCGCCGTTGACCGCGAATCTTTCTTGAACACATTCAGCTCTGCCGCTGCTGCCAACATTGGCACAGCAGCTGGTGTTTTGAGTGGCGCTTTCAACATGGGTTCTGACGCTTCTCCCTTGGATTACGTCGCTGGTAGCCCACTGCCTACAATCTTGAACACCATTACTTCTATGAGTTCAATTTTGGATGAACAAAACGTTCCCGAAAGCGATCGTTTCTTGATCATTACGCCTACTGAGCGTCAGTTGCTTATGCAATCTCCATTGGCTCAAGCCTATGTAACGGGTGATGCCCAGTCTATCTTGCGTAACGGCAAGATCGGCCGTATTGACCGCTTTGACATCTATGTGTCTAACTTGTTGCCTAAAGCAGCTGCTGACCAGAACTACTCTGGCGGTACTGATGCCGGCAAAATCAAGCGCCACGTTATCATCGCTGGTCAGAAGTCTGCATTGACTTTTGCTTCACAGATCAACAAGGTTGAGTCTATTCCCAACCCCAACGACTTCGGTACTTTGGTCCGCGGTTTGATGATCTACGGTCGCAAGACAGTTAAGCCAGAAGCTTTGACCTACGCTGTGGTCAAGGGCTAAGCAAAAAGCCCTTCGGGGCTTTTTCCCGTTTATATTTTATTTTTGGAGATTCAAAATGGCTAATTCAATGAGCTTTGCAACCGAAGTTGGTGGTTACGAGACCGCTACTGCAGGTACTACACAAACCCAAGCCGGTGCTACAGCACTGACAGGCTTTATCAACTACGTTACCACTGGCACTGCTGCTGATGGCGTAAAATTGCCTGCCGATCGCACTGCTGGCGATATTGTTTACGTTGTTAACAGTTCAGCGAATTCGTTGAACGTCTACCCCAATACTGGCGGTAAGATTAACAACGGCTCTGCCAACGCTGCTAAGGCTTTGGTTGCTAACATGTCCGGCTGCTATATCAGCTTGGGCAGCGAAAACTGGGCTGCGGTCCTCAGCGCCTAATCAGCGCAGCAAGAGGGGCCCCACGGGGCCCCTTCTTGTGTTAGTATTCTCATAACTTCAAACTCTACGAGGTTAGCTCATGGCGACCATCACAGTTGCGTCGATCCTGACCAAGGTTTCGACAATTCTTCAAGACCCGACAAACATTCGCTGGCCTACTGACGAATTGATTTTGTGGCTGAACGATGGCCAGCGTGAAACCGCGTTGTATAAACCAAATGCGTTTGTTATAAACGCTGCTGTTATTTGTGTAACAGGCACTAAGCAGACACTGCCCGCTGCAGCCGTTTCCTTGATCGACGTAGTACGCAATATGGGCACTAACGGCACAACGCCGGGCAATGCAATTCGTGCTGTGTCTCGTGAGATTTTAGATGCGCAAGTTCCAAATTGGCACTCGTCTACTCCTAGCGCAGTTACAAAGCATTTCGTTTATACACCCCTAGATTCCAAGACGTTTTACGTATACCCCCCGCAGCCGTCCTCAAGTCAGGGCTATGTAGAGTTGGTTTACGTTGCTGCACCATCAGATGCAGTATCTGGCGGCGTTATCACTATCGACGATATTTACGTCACGGCGCTTATCAGTTACATTCTGTTCAGGGCTTACAGCAAGGATGCTGAGTACGCAAACAATTCTGCTTTGGCTGCCTCATACTATCAGCAGTTCCAAGGTCTCTTGCAAGGCAAAGCCACAGCCGAAGCTGCGTCTAACCCGAACCAAGCGCTAGCCCCATTTAACCCTAACTTACCGGGATCAATGAAGTGAGCAACGTCTCCTACGAAGTTTTCTTGCCGAACATTGTTCCGTACGCGCCCAACGTACTGGACGACCAAGCAATTGAGGCTGTGCGCAACGCCTGCATCGACTTCTGCCGCGAGACGTTATTCCTGCAGTGTGACTTAACGCCGATCACTGTGATGGCCGGTGCAAACACGTATTGCATCGATGTGCCTAAGTACAACATTCTTGGCCAACTGATGGGCATTTACTATCAGAGCCGAAAATTAGAGCGTAAGAGCCAGTATGAATTAGAGAAGATGTTCTCCATGAACTGGCAATCTCAGCTTGGAACTCCACAGGCGTACACGCAGTTCAACCCCAACGACATTACGCTGGCTTTATGCCCCGCAGAAACTGTCCAGAACGCGATCACAGGCCGTTTTTCATACATGCCGCTACGCGACTCTACCGTTGTCGATTCGCAGCTGTACGAGCGATATTTAGAAGAAATTTCAAGCGGAGCGCTTGCTAGTTTACTGGAAACGCCTAATCAGCCGTATACCGACGCTGCAGGCGCTAAAGCATATACATTGAAGTTTCGAATTGCTAAACAAACGGCCCGGGCTTATGTGACCGGCGGTATGAACCATGCGCCCATGCGCATACGTTACAGTAGGATTTGGTAATGAGCTGCGATCTGATCTATCTTGTTCAAGGTGATTCCAACCGCCCTCAGGTGCAGGCCACAATTACCGACGAAAACACAGGCGCTGTGGTCGATATCACAGGCGCTACAGTTATCATGAAATTTCGTCAGACAGGCTCGACCACGCTGCAGGACACAATTACTGGGACTGTGACAAACGGCGCAGGTGGGGTCTGCGTTTTTCCCATGACTGCATTATCTATGTCCGGAGAACCCGGTAACTATGAAGGTGAAATTCAAGTTACGTTTGCATCCAGCGGCGGCGTTCAGACTGTGTACGATCCATTAAGATTTAGGATGCGCGAGGACTTTTAATGCGCGCTACTTATGCATACATTAAACTTCAAGCGGAAATTGCTTACGTAAAACTTCAGGCAACTGTTGAGTACGTAAAGTTAAGTGCCGCTATAAGTTATGTATTGCTAAAGGCTACTGCCGTTACCGGCTATTTTCTAAAGCTTTTAGATCTCTTTGATACAGCAAGAGCCTCGGATACTGCGGTTAAAACTGTAGGCAAAGGGCTGACCGAAACGGCACAAGCCGGTGAAATCTTAGTCAAGAGTTACGGCAAGCCGCTTAGTGACACCGGTAGTGCGTCTGATCTAGCTGCTAAGACTGTTGGTAAAACAGCATCCGATACTGCAACGCCCAGTGATGCCGCCGTTCTGGGCATTAACAAAACGCTAAACGACACGGCGTTTGCCACAGACGATGTAGATGGTATTGTCACAGACGACGATCAAATCAT